CTTTATCTCCTTTTTAATTTCCAACAATTGCACATCCATTCTTTTTTTTTGCATCTTAGACATACCTTTATTGGCTCACCTCTTACTACTTCGCCTTTTTTTAGCGGCACAATGTGCTTTTTGAGAGAATCCTTTAGGTCGTTTACAATTGATCTTCCTCTTCCTACTGGCACTCCACTTCCTTTTCTGAGGTGGCTTTGACACTTGTCGTGCCATTTGCGACCTCCCCATAACCATTTACATCAACTTATGTAAAAATGGTGTTATAACAATTAAAACAGCTAAACCCCAAACTTTAACGTCTAGCTTATCTAAACTCTTTTCTATTTTTTCATAACGTCTGTTACACTCAGACTCATGCTTTTCTAATAATTTTAAAACTTCATCTGCTTTCATGTCAACATTTCCATCTTCTTCTTGCTTGTCTTAAACGGCTATTTGGATCTTTTGCAGCTTTAGGAAATTTTTTCATTTGTCCAGCACTCCTTGCACAAAATGATTTACGTCTTTTAGCTGCCTTACTTCCTTTTTTAACTTTACCTGTAACAGCAGTTTTAAGCTTACTGCCAGGGTTTTCTCTACGATAACGTGCCACTCCTGCCTTAGTCATTCCCGCTCCAGATTTAGTGGAGCGGAAATACTTTTTAGTTTTTGGAGGTTGTTTATCTGGTTTCCTAGCCATTAATTGTAACTTTTTCTAATCTGCATAATAACAGTGTAAGTGTCTGCTGATGCGTGTCCTACAGTTGTAAACTTAATATCACCAGTTACACCAGAACTTGCAGGATTAGTTAAACCACCAAAAGATGTGTAATCGTGATGTCCACTTTGATTTTCACCAAGTTCTATACAAAAGTCATCTGTTGAAGCATCAAATAGCACTTTAACTTTCATGCCGTTACACTGCCACCACATTTTTTCAATTGTAGCTCTTGTACAAGATTCACCACGAACATTTTTAGATAATGCTGAAACATCAACTTTTGTTACTGCATCTTCGCCTGTTCCATCAGAAATGTTGGTAAACTTGAACACAGCAATTTGATTACCATCAATTAAAGTTTCAGAGGTTACTGCATCTGCCATATAAGCCTCCTATTATTGATCTGCAAAAGCTGGTGCAGTCGTGCTCGTTACGTTGCCAAAAATTTGATAATTTGTTGTGTCTATACCCATGATAGTTACATCAAAACCAGCAGGAACATTAAGTTGTATGCTACTGTTTGAATTTCCATCAGAAAATACTGAACTTACTTCATTACCATCGGTGTCTAAGAAAGTAACACCACCAATGTAAAAATTTGAATTACCTGGTGTAACAATTAAGGCATCTGTTGCATCAGCGGCACCACCAGCGTAAACAAATCTAAACATAGATCCAGCTATTGGTGCAGGTAATGTATAAGTATTATCTTGCCCTCCATCTGGTACAAGTAAAACTCTACCACTATGAGTTGCATTTGTTAAAGTTACGTTACCATCAGATAAACTTACTGGAGCTCCACCAAGAGTTGTCACCTCTGTAATTGTTCCAGTTGTTGCATTTTTGCTGATAGTTTTTATTGTGCTTTCAGATCTAATAGGACCTGAGAATGTTGTATTAGCCATGTATATCTCCTTGTCTTGGCTGTTGTCGAAGTTAATTCTTCGTCAAGGTACTTTAACTATACACAAAAAAAAGGGGTCTGAAAAGACCCCTTTAAAAATATGTAAATATTTTTACGCGGCTCCAGGAGAACCAAAGACAGCACGAGGGTCTGAAAAACCAAAGGCATAACGCTCTCTAGCTTTATATCTCATGTTGCCTGTATCAAAGTCAGCTTCCATGCTTGTGCTTAATGGTATTCTTTCAAAATACTTAAAACCATTAGGTGCATCTGTTTTTAAGAAAAACGCATCTGTGTCTGTTAAGAAATGGTTAATTGTATAACCCTCTGGTAACATACCTCTATTTTTAATAGCGTTTAAATCATTGTCAGATGTTCCAACTCTTAGAGTTGACTCAAGCAATCTATCTGCAACAAATTGTAATGCAGGTGGAACAATTAATTTCATCCCTCTTAATGCAACAATCATGTTTCTCTCATCAACAAAGTTTGAAATGTCAATAAGAGCATTTTCTAATGATGTTTCATTAAGATCTGCAGCTACTGATGGTTCATTTCTAAATGTACCACCACCACCTAATGGGTGATCTGTAGCACAAAGCTCTTTGCCATCACCACCTGTAAAGCTTGAATTAAACGCATTGTTTAATACAGCGGCAGCTTTGACTTGCTTTGTGTGTGCCATTGATCTTGCTAACGCTCTTGTGTATCTAGCTCCAAGTTGGTCATACAAGTTGTCTTCCATTGCTTCTTCTGTCAATGCAAAAGCTAATGAAATGGTTTCCATTGTATAACGTGAAGTATATACTTCGTTTGCAGTATCAAAGGTTACTCCAGCACCTTCTGATTTTGTTGCAGCATTTCCAAATCCACTTAACATTACCTCTTCTTCAAAGGCTCTGTCAGATGACTCAGTCTCATAGATTTCTAAATGCTCATTGTCGTAACGATCATATTCCATGCCGAATAAAGCGTTAAGACCAGGTTCTAACTCTTTTACGAGTTGTGCTCTTGATATAGCCATAATCTAATCTCCCTTACGCTAATCCTGCACCTTTTTGTCCAAATATGCTATTTTGAATAACTACTTGAACATTGGTGGCATCGGAACCAACATCGCTGTTCTCTGGATCTTGCGAAATATCTATCGCTTTCAGAGGTAAACCAGCAGTTGTTGCACCTGTTGTTACATCCAACTCTGCACCAGAAATACCAGTTACAGTAGAACCTGAACTTGTATATACGATGTCAAAGTTACCAAATAAATCCGCAATTGGAAATGCAGCATCTGCTTGAATTTCATAAACAACATTTGGATCATCGATTATGAAAGCTTCAATATCTGACGCATTTGTGCTTGCAGGATAAAAGTTGGAAAAGGTTTCTTTTCCAGTTGTAGGATCTGTAAATCTACAACCATTGAACACTCCAACTATTGGAACAGTACCGCCATCTGCGTGTACTTCTACAGTTCCTCCAGTAACTTGGGCTACCATGTCACCTTGGAATATAGAAGTTCCATAATTGGCAGCGATTCTATATCGGCTTTGACCACCAGTGTAGGGGGCTCCCCCTATCATCTTAATTGGTCTCATGCCAAAAGCAGCATCTTGATTTGCCATTTTAGACTCCTAAGTAAGAATTTTATTAACTTTGCCTCTTGCCACCAAAGTGAACTTGAGACTTCCTTTCTTTAGATATTGGCATTGCAGGATTAGATTCTTTCATTAAGTCTCTGTCTACAGCCTCCATCTGTGTGCTTGTTTTACTCTGAAAATATTGATTTCTTTCTTCAACAATTTCTTCAGGTATCCGTGCTAATAAAAGTCCTCCTTGACCAATTACTCCAGCATTTTTGCCTTCATCAATCACGGGAAAATCTGTTTCTGGATAGTCCTCTGCACGCACTAATTCATATCCCTCTCTTTGCCGTTTATGAATATTCGCTTTATCATCGTAATCCATAACTCGTTCTCTAATCCACCTATGTTTATATCCAATAGGTGCTGGCGGAGCATCTAATTGATTTGGCGGTGTCCAACCTTTTTTTCTTTCCTGTTTTTCACGAGTAACAGACTCTCGATTAGTTCTATCCACCATTTTAGGCTCCTTTCCTGGTTTCTATTTTTGACACCTCTTTAGCGTATTGCTCTAAAGGTATTCTCATTTTTTTAGCAAATGCAACTTGTCCAGGTGTAAGTTCTATTTGCTTTTTCCGCCCACTTGTTACGGCTTTGCCGTTTGCAGGTGCGACAGTCTGGGCGACTTTTCTGTCACTCTGAAACTTTTGTGGAAACTCAGACCTAAGTCTTTTGTCAATTTCCTTGTAATAATCATCTGTAGATGGATCAAATCCCTCTGAAACAACTATTTCATGTAATGCTTGAGCACCTCTAGTCATAACCATATCTTTGGCAAACCAAGTGTTTTTATCCAACCAATTTTGTAATTTTGGATCTAAATCTTGTTTTTCTTGGGTCTGCCTCGTTGTGGCTTGAGGTTGTTCTTCATTTTTTTCAGTTTGTTCATTTTCAGTTCTAAGCTTTTGGATTCTGAGTCTTTCATTTTCAATTGCAAGTTTAGCCATGAGATCACTTGCTTCAGACATTTTTTCAGCGTCACCAGCATCAAAAGCCTCCTTATATAGTTTTTTTGCACTAGCAGTTTGAGCTTCAATTCTACTACCAAACTCTGTTGTGTAACCATTATTTAGTTGAGAAAGTTTATTTTGTAACTCTTCATTCTTCTTTTTTTGTTCTTCTGCATATCTATAAGCAGCATCTGCTTCTTCTAAAGCTTGTTTTCTTTTTGCTGTTAATTGGTTAATACGCTTTTGAACATTTTCAGAATAATTTTCGAGTTCTTCTTCTTGCTCATCAGAACGAACATCTGTTCGCTCTTCTTCTTTAGCTTCAATTTTTGAAGGCTCTTCTTTTTTTGCTTCAGCTTCTTCAATATCAACTAAAATATTTTCTTCTTGATTTTGAGTTTCTTCAACTGTTTCTTGAATTTCATTCATCATGCTCTCCACTATACATAAGAAATATCTGTTGGATCAAGTATTTTTGCAATAATATTATCATCATTTATGAGTCTAAGCTCAAGTCCTTCCACTTTGAACCTATTTCCAGCATATCTACCCATAAGCACCCATTCTTTTTCAGAACAATATGCTCCATTTGGGAATTTGTGGGTGTCTTGATATGCGTCTGGACCCATTTTGACAACATAAGCTACAACAGTTGCAAATGATTCTCTCTCTCTAGTTGCATCTGGTATGTATATTCCACCTTTAGTTTTCTCTTTTGGGTAATATGGTATTACCAAAAGTCTATAACCAGTTGGTTGTGGGAGTCTATCTAATGTTGAGCTATCCAATTTTGATGGATCGTCTTGATTTTTGTTTTCTTCATCATTCTTAAAGCCTTTGCTTATAGCTGATGGAGTTGGGTTGACGTTTTTTGCCAACAGTCTGTCGGGAACGTAAAGTTTTTTAGTCATCTTCTATGCCTTTCATCGAGGTTCTTATTTCTTCAATTACCCAAGTCATGCCTCGTATCTGACCTGTAATAAACCGATAGTCCTCAATAGAGTCTATCGAACCATCTGCCAAAGACTGTGTTAATTCATCTTGTCTTTTGCGAATGTTCTTTAATAAATGTTCTGCTAATTTAATGCTATCCATATTAAGTTTCTATACACGTTGTTAAGCAAATGGGACATTTATATTCCACATAACGATACATTCCGTATTCGGGAATAGGTTCTTCTTGTTCAATTTTTTTCATCGCTACTTTATGAATGTAGCAAATGTGTATTGTTTTTTGTTCTTTTTCTGCTGACAATTACTTGGTATCCGTTTTTTTCATCTTATCGAAGCTTCTCATTCCACCAATACCTAACATTCCAAACATCAAAGGCATCATCACAGACATATCTGCTTGAGGTATTGTAATACCAAAACCCGCACAAATTGGTGCTACCATGTAATTTATACCTAGACTGAGTCCTGAAATCCAGCCAATAAGGGGTCGCCACGAGCTTTGAAACCAGTTGCCTTTGGCATCTTCTTTCAACACATCTATCTGAGCAAGTGCCAGTTCTTGGGCATGTTTTTCAGACATGGTGGCTATATCGTGAGCTAACTTTGCCTTTTGATCTGCATCTGGAATAAATTTGTCTAAGAGTCCAGTAACTGGACCTATCAAAGCTTGTAACATTGCTACCTCCTAATAAACCTTAACTTTTTTATCATCAAGACTTGGTATGAGTTTACACATACATTCGTAATTTTCAACATTAATCGGCATTTCTATTTTTTGATTACTTAATCTTTCAGAATAATATAGGCAATCATTTATGTTTTTGAAGTATATTCCGCCATTAAAATTATCATTCAGATAACACATGAGCATAAATACAGTCATTTTTTTCTAGCACGTTTTAAAGATTCTTTTGCAGATTTAGCTATTCTTACGACTTCTGTTTTTTTCATCACTTTTGCTCTTTGCTCCATGACTGTAAGAATTTGTATCTTTCTCGCATAAGGTTTATTGATTTTCTTAACTTTTGCAACTGTGGCTCTTGCGTCTGTAGGCGTTGCGAACTTGATCCTAACTGTGTCTTTAGGATTTTCATCTGTGTATAATCGCCTACCTGAACCCTTTGGTTTTTTTCCTGTGCCAATTTTAGGATCTTTTTTTGTTTTTGCCATTTAAAACACTCTTCAAAGATTTAGCTTGTTTCTTATGTAAAGCACTTGCCTTTTTTAAACCTTTAATAACTTTTTTTATTTTACTTTTTTTCTTTGGTGCTATTGCCATAATTATCTCCCTTATGTTCGTGTCCCATCCATATACCAAATACACCTGTCATTACACCCATAAC